AAAAAAAATACAAAATTTTAAAAAAAATTACAAAATGGTAAAAAATGGTAAAACATATATAGTACAATGATATTGTGGAAGTAGTCCACAAGTATGACAATTTTTACTGGAAAGATATATTTGTAGTAGTAGTCTTTCAATCTCGGTGCAGCTTAATAGCTGCATAGGGTGATTAACCAAAATGCAACCATAAGCAAATATTACCAATTTTATTCTATTCTTATAGGTTAATCACTGTATGGTACTATTAAGTACCGAGTTAATATCACAGCCTTTTTCTAACACTACAGTGTAGAGGGGAATGCTACTTTAATGAGTAGCATAGAGTAGTTATATTTATTAAGTTTTATGTATATTATTATATACTATTGCTTGTTGTGCATTTTTTTCAAATCTTTTTGCACTTCTAAATTAAAACATTTGCTGAAATCAATTTTGAAATATAACTATTCTATGGTGCTTATTAAGGCACATTTAGTTTGGTAAATATTAATAGAGGAACTTTAAACAAGTTCTTTTATTATGCAAAAAACGAGGTGGTAAAAAATGTATAAGTTATATGGAATAACTAATAAAGGAACATGTGAACTTATAACACTTGCATTAAGTGAAGAATACATGGATCATTTAATAGGTTATTTAAAAAACAAATATGTAGGTTATCAAGTATATGAAGTAAAAGACAACGAAGAAACGCTTATACAAGATTATGAATTTGATAAACCTAAAGTGAGAAGAAGGTGATAGCATGAATAAACTAACACCAAAGCAAGAAAAGTTTGCAAGAAACATAGTAAGTGGTATGAATGAAACAGATGCTTATAGGAATGCTTATAATGTAGAAAGAATGTCTGATACAGCAACAAGTGTAGAAGCAAGTAGATTATATAACCACCCTAAAGTTACCCAAAAAATAACTGAATTATCTAATAAGTTAGATAATAAAACAATAATGACTGCTGAAGAACGATTAAAATATTTAGAAAGTATTATAAAAGGTATTGAGAAAGAAAAAGATAAAGTTGTAACACCTTCAGGACAAGTTGTAGAAATAGAAAAAGATACAAGTGTTAAAACAAAAATGGAAGCATTGAATTTAATGAATAAAATGACAGGTGAATACATACAAAAGATACAAGCTGATGTAAATGCTGATGTAGATATTAATATAGAATTGACTGATGAAGAATGAGTATAAATATAACAATATCTAAAAAAGTATTTAATGATGTATATATACCATACCTAGAGAATGATGATAGATATTTAATATTCTATGGTGGTGGATCAAGTGGTAAAAGTTTTTTTATAGCACAAAGATGGATATATAAACTAATACATAAAAATAGATGCAATTTACTAATTGTAAGACAAACAGGTGATACAAATAGAAAAAGTACATTTCCATTAATGAAACAAGTTATAAAAAAATGGAATTTAAGTAAACATTTCAAGATTAATGAATCTGATATGAGAATAAAATGTTTATTTACAGGTAATGAAGTTGCATTTGCTGGATTAGATGATGTAGAAAAAATAAAATCAATTACATTTGAAAATGGAGAATTAACACACATCTGGGTAGAAGAAGCAACTGAATGTTTAGAAAACGATATAAACCAATTAAAAGTTCGTTTAAGAGGTGGTACTACAAAGAAACAAATGGTGTTATCATTTAACCCTATAAACATACAACACTGGATAAAAAGACATTTTATAGATAGTAAACTAGCAACAGTGTGTTTTAGTACATACAAAGACAATAAATTCTTAACTGAAGATGATAAAAAAGCATTAGAAGATTTAAAATACACTGATGAATATACCTATAATGTATATTGTTTAGGTCAATGGGGAATATTAGGAAAGACAGTATTTGATGCTAAAAAGTTAACTGAACGATTACAAACAGCACCAAAGCCAATTAAAGTAGGTTATTTTGAATATGATTATGATGGAATGCAAATAACTAACATAAGATGGATAAATGATGAAAATGGATTTATAAAGATATTTAAAGTACCTGGTTTAAGTAAATATTGTATAGGTGGAGATACAGCTGGAGATGGTAGTGATTATTTTACAGCATATGTATTAGATGCTAAAACTGGTGAACAAGTAGCAAGTTTAAGAAATCAATTTGATGCAGATTTATATACAAAACAAATATATTGTTTAGGTAAACATTATCAAACAAGACTAATAAATGGAGAATATGAAGATGCATTAATAGGAATAGAAAGCAATTTTGATAGTTTTCCAATTAGAGAATTACAAAGACTAGGATATGAAAGACAATATGTAAGAGAACAAATAGATAGTTATACAAATAGACTAGAAAAGAAGTTTGGTTTTAGAACAACAAATATAACAAGACCAACGATCATATCATTTTTAATTGAATTAGTAAGAGAACATACCGAATTAATAAATGATAGTGATATTCTGGAGGAACTATTAACGATAATAAGAAATGAAAAGGGAAGAATAGAAGCACCAGAAGGAGGACATGATGACCAAATGATGGGATTAGCAATAAGCTATGAAATAAGAAACCAAGTAGTATTTGATACTGAAGCAATTAGTTTATATCCAGCATTTGATAGCATGTTTATAAAAGAAGAACAACATGAAGATTATGGTGAAAAGATAGTAATTGTTTAGGAGGTAAGTATGGATATAGCAGTAATAGTAACAATAGGTACATTAATGTGTGTAAGTTTTAGTTTAGGAGCATTAATGGTAGTAATAGCAACCAGTCAAAAAAATGACAAAAAACTGCCAATAAAATTACAAAATCCTATTAAGTTAATAGAAGAAAAGAAAGAAAATAAAATACTTGAAAGAGAAATGAAGAAAGAACAAGAAATATATAGAACAATTGCTGAAAATATAGACAACTATGATGGAACAAGTAGAGGTCAAAAGAAAATGCCAAAGTAGGAGGTTTAAATGGATACAACAGAAGAAATAAAGAAAACAAGTACATGGGAATTATATGAACAAGGTATAGACTTCCTAAATATGCATAATGTATATGAAGAAACTGATGAAAATTATAGAATGTATAGTGGAAATCAATGGGAAGGTGCAAATTTAGGTGGAATAGAACAAGCACAATATAATTTCATTGAAACAGTAGTAAATTATAAAGTAAGTACAATTAATCAAAACTTATGGGCTGTTCATTACAATAGTGAAAACTATGAAAGTAAAGAATTTAGAAAAACAGCTGAAAAAACATGTGAAATGTTAGATAGAAAAGCAGCAAAGGTATGGGAAAAGGATCAAATTGATATAAAGATTCGTAAAGTATCTGATGATGCTGCAATTAATGATGAAGGAATAATGTATGTTAATTATGATAAAGAAACACAAAATCCAATAAATGAAATCATTAATAAAAACGATATTCAATATGGTAATGAACAAGATGATGATATACAAAATCAACCATATATCATAATTGCACAAAGAAAGCCAGTAAGTGAAGTAAAAGAATATGCAAAAGCACAAGGTGTTAAGAAAAAAGATATAGACTTAATAACTGGTGATAAAGTAACACAAACACAATCTGGAGAAGATGCAAAAAGAGAAAAAGATGATATGTGTACTTTAGTTACTAAAATGTGGAAAGAAAATGGAAAAGTATGGTATTGTCAAAGTACAAAAGCAGTAGATATTATAAAAGACACAAATACTGAACTTAACTTATATCCAGTAGCACATTTTGTATGGAAAGCAAAAAAAGGTTGGTCAAGAGGTGAAGGTGAAGTTAGATACTTAATACCAAACCAAAGAGAATTAAATAAAACACTTGCAAGAATGTTATTAAGTGTTAAACAATGTGCTTATCCTCAAAAGATAGCAAATACTGAAAAGATAAGTAATCCAGATGCATTAGATCAATTAGGTGGAATAATTAAAACAAAAAATGGTGCAACAGTAGATGATGTAACAAAGATATTTAGTTATGTACAACCTGCATCAATGAGTACAGATGTATCAAAAGTAATAAATGATTTAATTACAATAACAAGAGAATTAAAAAATGCTGGTGATATAGCAACAGGACAAATTAATCCAGAACAAGCAAGTGGTAAAGCAATATTAGCAGTACAACAAGCATCACAACAACCATTAGTAAAACAATTAACTGGTTTAAAGACATTTATAGAAGATTTAGCAAGAATATGGTTAGATATGTGGAATGTATATACACCAGAAGGAATGAAGTTAGAAGAAGAAATAAATGTACCTGAAACTGGTGAAACATACATACAAATAGTTAATGTACCTTCTACTGTATTAGAAAACTTAAAAGGAACAGTAAAAATAGATATAACACCAACAAGCCCTTATGATAAGTTTGCAAAGGAACAAACATTAGAAAACTATTTAAAAGCAGGATTCTTTACACCACAAAGAGTTAATGAATTAAGATATTATGCTGAAAGTTTACCTGATGATAGTACAACACCAAAGCAACAATTATTAGAAATATGTGACAAGATAATGGAAGAACAACAAAAGATAGCTGAAATAAATGCACAAGCACAAATAATGCAACAAAATGCAGAACAATTTATAAATAGTGATTTAGGAACACAACAAAATGTTATAAATGATATTCAAAGTGGTGTGGTAGCATAAAATGTATAGTGTATATATTCATATAAATAAAATTAATAATAAAGTATATATAGGAATTACAAGTCAAAAACCAACAAAAAGATGGGGAAATGGCAAAAACTATAAAAAAGGTACTTTATTTAGAAATGCAATAGATAAATATGGTTGGAATAATTTTGAACACAAAATATTATATGAAAATCTTGAGCAAGAAATTGCATGTGAAATAGAACAACAATTGATAAGTGAATATAGATCAACTGATAAACGATTTGGATATAACAATTCAATAGGTGGAGAAATAGGAACATTAGGAAGCCACCATAAATTAAGCGAAGAAACTAAACAAAAAATGAGTATAGCAAAAAAAGGCAAAAAACATTGGTGGCATAATAAACATTATGGTGTTAGACATAATAATCATAAATATAAACCTATTATATGTATTGAAACAAATATTGAATATAAAGGATTAAACGAAGCAAGTAGATTAACAGGAATAAGTAAAACTTGCATTAGTTTAAATGCTAATAATAGCAAAAGACAAAGTTATGCTGGTGTTTTACCAGATGGAACAAAATTACATTGGCAATTCAAAAGCACTAATATTTAGTGTTTTTTTGTTGTAAATAACTCCATGGACTTATGAGTATAAACCATGTCGGAAAGGTAAAGCAAATACCTTATCAAAAAAAATAGGAGGAAGAAAGATGGAAGAAAATCAAAACCTAGTTGAAGAAACAACTGAAAATACTGAACAACAAACAGTAGAAGAAAATGTTGAAACAACTGAAAGTGTAGAAGAAAGTACACCAGAAGTTAAAGAAGAAACATTTACTAAAGAACAAGTAGATGAAATAGTTGCTAAAAAAATTGCTAGAACAAAAGCAAAAATGCAAAAGCAATATGAAGCAAAAGAAAATAAGCATAGAGATTTTGAAAATTTAGTAATGGCTGGAACACAAACAAGTAGTCCAGAAGAAGCATACAATAAATTAAATAGTTTTTATGCTGAAAAAGGTATAAATGTACCAAAAACTACAACACCAACTTATTCAGATTATGATGCTGAAATATTAGGCAAAAATGATGCTAGAGAAATAATTGAAGCAGGATATGATGAAATAGTTGAAGAAGTAGAAAGATTAACTGAAATAGGTGTTGAAAACATGACTAATAGAGATAAGAGTATGTTTATAGCACTTGCAAAGGAAAGACAAAGAATTGAAGATGAAAAAGAACTTGCATCAATAGGTGTAAGTATAGATGAAATCAACAATAGTGAGTTTAATGAATTTGTAAAAGACTTAAATCCAGACTTATCTTTAAAAAGAAAATGGGAATTGTATTCAGCATCACAACCAAAAAAAGAAATAAAACAAATGGGAAGTATGAAGAATACACCAATGGAACAAGGAATAAAAGAATTTTATACAGTTGAGGAAGCACAAAGATTAACTGATGAAGATTATAAAAAGCACCCTGAATTGTATGAAATAATTGAAAAATCTATGACTAAATGGAAGTAATCTCGTACCTCTCATATACTGCAAAAATAAGAGAGGAAATAGGTGATTAAAATGGCAGTAACAAACTTTATCCAACAAATTTGGAGCAAAAACATTCAAGATGAACTTGAATTAAAAACAAAATTAGTACAAAACTGTACACAAGAATATGAAGGAGATGCTAAGTATGCTAGAACAGTTAAAATTTTAGCAGCTGGTGATCCTACAATTGGAACTTATAACCCAGGTTCAGACATTGATATTGAAGAAATGAATGATAGAGGACAATTATTAACAATTGACCAAGCAAACTATTTTGCATTCTATGTAGATGATATCAATGAAGCACAAAGTGTACCAGGATTAGCAAAGAAATTCCAAGCTAAAGCAGTACATGGTTTAGCAGTAGCAAGAGATACATATATTGCTAACTTAATAAAAGGTGGATTTTATGCAGTTACAGCTGCAGGTACAACATCTGCAAATGTAAGAGCTGCAATTGATGGTGCTATTGTAAAATTAAGAGAAAGAAACTTTGATGAAGAAGGTGTAATTGAAATTTCACCAGCAGTTTACAATGTTTTCAAACAAGACTTAATTTCAGTATCAACTGACAACCCTGAATATATTAAGAGAGGTTTAGTTGGATACTATGATGGATTTGAAGTAATCATGTCAAATAATATGGCTAAAGATTCAACTTATGTATATTGTGATATTCGTGGTAAAAAAGCAATTGCATTTGCTGGACAAATCAATGAAGTTGAAGCATTAAGAGCAGAAAAGAGATTCAAAGATATAATCAGAGGATTAGATACTTTTGGTGCTAAGATAATTGACAACGAAAGATTACAAGTAGTTAAATTCCCAGTAGCAACTGGTTCACTTTAGGATTAAGAGAAGTAATATAACTTCTCTTTTTAAATTTACTACTCGTTTAGTGAGTTTAAAAAGGGAAGTTATAGAAGGAGAAACAAATGAAATTATCAATTATAATACCTTGTTATAAAACTTATGAATTAACATATAAACTTTTATATAGTCTAATACCACAAGATAGTGAAGAAATAGAAATATTGCTAATAGATGATGGTTGTAACGAGTTAAGATATGATGAATTTAAAGATAAATTTAAACATATAGAAATAATACATCAAGAAAATCAAGGTTTAACATATAGTAGAAACTTGTATAGGCAAGTAAATGGCGAATATGTGGCATATTTAGATAGTGATGATATGATAACACTTGATTATATAGAAACACTCTTAAATGCTATAAAAACATATAATACAGATGTAATAAACTTTAACTGGTTAGATTTAAGTACAAATAAAGTATATGAAAGGCCAAGTAATCCAGCAGTATGGAAAGCAATATATAAAAAAGAAAAGATGTTTGATTTTATTAAGTATGATGATTATGGTGGAGAAGATTATTTTTTTCAAAAAGAATTAGAAGAAAGACTTAATAATGGATATACAATAACATATCTTGATAGAGTTTTATATTTATATAATTCAAATAGAGTAGATAGTCTAACATGGAAATCATTACATAGGGAGAATTGATATGAAATTAAGTATAATAATACCTTACTATAATGCTTTAAAGTACACAAAAGAACTAATGAAGGTATTAGAACCACAACTAACAAATGAAGTAGAAATAATAATTGTAGATGATGGTTGCAACGAAACTGAATTAGATAAGTTTAAAGCTAAAGTAATACATTTAAAAACAAATAGTGGAAGTGCTAGTACACCAAGAAATGTAGGTATAGATAATTCATCTGGAGAATATATTGTATTTGTAGATGCAGATGATATGGTAACAAAAGACTTTATTAAAACATTAATAGATAAAATTAATAGTGAAGAATTTGATTATTGCTTATTTAGTTGGCATTATAATGGTGAAGATATAATAATAGAAGATGAACCACCAGTATGGAATACAAGTGCATGTAATTGTATTTATAAAAGAACATTAATAGGTAATGAAAGATTTGATCCTGATATAAGAATAGGAGAAGATGGAGAATTTAATAGTAGAGTTAGGAAAGGTAAAAAAGCAAATATAACAAAAGTTTTATACTTTTATAATACTACTAATGAACATTCAGTTACTTATAATGCTAGAGGGTGGAAAGCAATAAAACATACAAATATCTTATATGCTAATGATTTACATATGATAGGTGGTGTAGAAACATATTTATATGAAATGTGTAAGAAATACCACGATTTAGATATATGTGTATGTTATAAAACAGGTGATAAGAATCAAATAAAACGATTAAAGAAATTAGTACCAGTATATAGAGTAGATGAAAATACAAAATTGTTTTGTAAAGTAGCAATAATTAATTATGATACAAGTATAATAGAACAAATTGTTGAAGGAGATATATACCAAACAATACATGGAGATTATAGTAATCCACATTATCAAGCATTAGGTATTAAAGTACCTACTGATGATAGATTAAAAGGATATATAACAATAACACATTATAGTGAAAAATCATTTGAAAAACTAACAGGAATTAAACCAATGTTTAGTTATAATCCATTAAGTATTGAAAAAGGTGAAAAACCACTTATATTAATGTCTGCATTGAGGTTAAGACCTGAAAAGGGAACTGAAAGAATGAAGAAACTTATCAATGCATTGAATAATGCTAAAATAAATTACTTATGGTATATATTTGCTGATGAACAATGGGAAGTAAATGATGAACATTTAGTATATGTAAAACCTAGACTAGATTTAAGTTATTTTATGGAACAAGCCGACTTCCTTGTAGCTCTATCTGATACCGAGTGTTGTTCTTATAGCATTAATGAGATGCTTTATAGAAATAAACCTGTTATCGTAACACCGTTACCATATTTAGAAGAAATAGGTGTAAAAGATGGGGAAAATGCTTATATAATGCAATTTGATTGTAGCAACGTAGAAGATATAGTAAAAAAGATAACTAGAGTACCAAAGTTTGAATTTAAGAAATTAGAAGATAACTATAATAAAATCTTAATAAAGAGTAAATCAACGTATGAATATAAAGAAGAAAAGAAATATTTAGTAAGAGCAAATAAACAATGGTTAGTAGATAGTTTAATAGATAATGACTTAGGATTTATACCACAAGAAGGATATGAATATATAGTAAATGAAGATAGATTAGATGTGTTAATGGGAAATAATCTATATAGAAATAAATATGTAGATATAGTAAAGGAGATAAAATAATGGAAAGATATTTAACTAAACCTGACATAACAATGTATCCAGGTATTGTAATAGATAAAAACACAAAATTAGAATATAAAAATGATAAGGTAGAACAAACATTAGAAAATCTTACATTAAAAACTAAAATGGTTATTAAAACAGAAAATATGGAAAGTGAATATATCACAACATTATTTTTAAATGAAGGTGATGTATTAATATTTGAAGAAGAAGATAGAGGATATATAAAACCTGTGGAAGAAATGTACACAATAGAACAAGCAATAAAAGAATTAGAATGTATAAAATAGGAGGTGTTTAAAATGACATTAGAAGAAATGAAACAAAAAGTATATTCATTAATTGAAGAATATAATGAAGATGCTGATGATTTAACTAATGATCCTGATTTAGCAGCTAAAATGAATACTGTAATAAATCAAATACAAAATGAATTAGCAAGACATAAAAAAATACCTGCTAAAACTTCAATGGAAGTAAAAGAAGATGATGAAATAGTATTAAGTGATATAGATTCAAATATCTATCAATTAAACATCATAAGAGGTGTTAAATATGATACAATGCAAGACACAGTAATATTTGAAGAAGATGGAACAGCAAAAATATATTATTGGAAATATCCTACTCAAATAACAAGTGAAACAGAAGATAGTTATAAATTTGAATTATCAACTGATGTATTAGAAATAATGCCTTATGGTGTAGCAGGGGATTTATTAAAGAGTGATGTATCTAGTCAATATGGTGTTACATATAGCAATAGATATAGAGAACTATTAATGGAACTTGATACAAGATTAAGCACTGGTGGTGTAGAATTATCTGGAGGTATTGAAGTATGACAGTAAGTGGAAAATTAATTACAAGAAACTATGGTAATTTTAGAGGTGTTGATTTTAGTAATAGAAAAGATGAAGTAAATGTTTATCGTTCACCAGATGCATTAAATATGTGGAAAAATTATAAAAATACGAGTGGAAAATGTGTAGAAACAAGACCAGATATAGAATTACTAGCAGAATATAGTGATACTATATTTGGTCTATTTTTTTATGATTATGGTGGAACTACTCATAAAATAGTACATAGTGGAACAAATTTATATGATGATGATACAGTTATATATTCAAATATGAATGAAGAAAAAAGTATGTATTTTATATATGAAAACAAATTATATATAAAAGATGGTATAAATTATTTAGTATATAATGGAACAACAATAACTGATGTAGTAGGTTATATACCAACAACTTCAATAAGTAGAAGTCCATTAGGTGGTGGAACAATATATGAAGATGTAAATATATTATCACCATATAGATATAACACATTTGTAGGAGATGGAGAATCAACAAGTTATTATTTAGATGCACAAGAACTTGATAGCACATATACACCAGAAGTAACTGATACAGAAGGTAATACATATACAGTAACATCATTTGATTATACATTAGGTGTTGTTACATTAAGTACAGCACCAGGTGTACCATTAACTGATGGTCAAGATAATGTAAAAATAAAATTTAAAAGAACAATACCAGGAGAAGCTGATAAGATATTAAAAAGTACATTATTAGAAGTATTTGATAATAGAGTATTCTTTAGTGGTAATCCTGATTATCCAAACTATATATGGCATAGTAGTTTAGATGATCCAACATATTGTAGTGATTTAGATTATTATACAGAAGGTGTAGATGATTCTAATATTAAAGCAATAGTAAGTGGAAATAATGCTTTATGGGTATTAAAAGAACCTAGTCAAAGTAATACAACTATTTTCTATCATAATCCAGTTATAGATAGTACATATGGAAAAATATATCCAAGTGTACATTCAAGTATTTCAACTGGTTGTGTAAGTTCAGGAATAAACTTTAATGATACAATTTGTTTTTTAAGTGATAGAGGTTTAGAAGCAATAACAGGAGATGTTACAACAGAACAAACATTAATGCATAGAAGTTCATTAATTGATAATAGATTATTAAACGAACCTGATTATGAAAAAGCATTTTTTGTAGAGTGGGAAGGTTATTTAGTAACAATAATAGGAAATAAAATGTATTTAGCTGATAGTAAAATGTATTCACAAGTAAACGATCATTCAGAATATGAATGGTTTTATTTTGAGTTTAAACAAGAAATAGTAGGTGCAATAGTAAAGAATGGAATATTGTATTTATCTACTAAAGAAACAATAAATGATGTAGAAAAAAATAGAATATATACATTAACAAATAAAGAAGAAACAAGAGAAGTAGAATCATACTGGACAACAATAGATGATGAATTTGGTTATCCTCAATATCAAAAGACAACAAATAAAAAAGGTTGTGTAGTAGATATAGAAGGTAAACAAGTTACATTATATGCAAAAGTAGATAATAAAGCATATGAAAAAATAGATGAATATAAAATAGCAAAAGGTTATGTAGTACCTAGAATAAAAGAAAAGAAATGGAAAGCATTACAATTAAAATTCTATTCTAAAAAACCTTTTAACTTATATTCAAGTACATTAGAAGCATATATAGGAAGTTATATAAAAAGGTAGGAGGGCAAAATGAATATAGATTATAATGATGAACGATTCAAAAATGTAGAAGCTGAAAAACAACAAGAATTAAATAATAGTAATAATTTCTATAACAATATGATTAATGAATCAAATGCTTATTATGATAATTTAATGAATGCAACAGAACAATATGGAAAACAACAACAAGAATTACAACAACAAAATACTGATTTTGCAATTGAAAAAATAAATCAAGCACAAGAACAAGCACAAAAAGACTATTTAAAAGAACAAAAAGGTGCTTATACAGATTATATGAAAGAAAGCAACAAATATGGTGCAAATGCTGAACAAATGGCATCTAGTGGCTTAATAAATACAGGTTATAGTGAATCATCAAGAGTTAGCATGTATAACACATATCAAAATAGAGTTGCAAATGCTAGAGATACAATACAAAGAGCAAATATAGAATATTCTAATCAAATAAAAGAAGCACAATTATCAAATAATAGTGTATTAGCACAAATTGCTTATCAAACACTTGAAAATAAATTAAAACTATCATTAGAAGGATTCCAATATAAGAATAATTTATTACAAGCACAAGAAAGCAATAGACAAACAATTAATAATACATATTATAACAGATACCAAGATGTATTAAATCAATTAGTAAGAGAAAAACAATTTGAAGAAGAACAAAGACAATTTAATGAACAAATGGCATTACAAAAATCAAAATCTAGTGGAAGTGGTGGAGGCTCAAGAAGCTCTGGAGGAGGAGCTACAATAAATAAAGATGGTGTAATTACTGATGAAAATGGTAATTTTGCTGGAGGATTATTTTTAGATGGAAATACTGGATATGCAGTTTCAACTGATAAAGATGGAAATGTTAAATTTAATGAAACAGAGTTATCTAAAGAAAAAAGTAATAGTAAAAAATCAAGTAGTACAAAAAAATCATCTTCAAGTAATGCATTAGGAACAGGTGTAAAAATAGGATTGGCAGCAGCAAATCCAACAATTGCAGCTAAAGAATTAGTAACAAATGCAGTAAAAAAATTATTTAAGTAGAAAAAGAGGTGCTATATGGCAAAAAAATACAAAGATATATTAGAAGAATTACAAGCAATTTCAGAAGAAAATGGAATGAATATATCAAGAGAACAAGCACAAAGTATAGTTAATAATGCACAACAAGTAGATTTACCTAATTTAACAACTACTAAAAAAAGAAATAACTGGATAAATACAGGTGCATTTGATAATGGTTACCAACCTGGTGATGTTATAAAAACAATTGTTTCAACAGCAAATGATCTAGAAAATAATGTATATCAAGGTGCTGCTGGAACAGTAGAAGGAATATTAGATTTTGGAATAAATACAACATCTGGTTTATTTAATGAAAAAACAGCACAAAAAATGAGAAATTTTGCACAAACTAATTATTCTCAAATGATGTTTGGTAGTGATGAATATGAAGATACAAATTCATTATTAGGAACATATTTACAAGGTGGAGCACAAGGTGTAGGTAATTTAGCAGCACAAGCTGGATTAAATGCAGCAGGAATACCATGGCAATTTACAGCATTTGCTTCAAGTGCAGGTAATGAAATGAATAATGCATTTGGAAATAATGCAACATATGGTCAAGCATTAACAAGTGGTATTATTAGTGGTTTAGTTGAAACTGGTAGTGAATACATTGGTGGTGGTGCAAATAAATTATTAGGTATGACTTCATTAGGAAGTAAAGCAATTGAAAAATTAGGTGGAAAAATATCTAATAAAGTATTAGCAAACTTAACTAAATTTGGTTTAGATGTTGCTTCAGAAGGTTTAGAAGAAGTTATATCTGGTGTAGGTACTGCAATTGGTCAAAAACTTACTTATATGAATGATAAAAAATTAAAAGAATTATATTCAAGTGAAGATGCTTTAAATGATTTTATAGTAGGTGCTTTAACAAGTGCAGTAGCAAATACAGGTAATGTACTACCAACACAACAAAATTTAAAAAGAAATGCATTTACAGGTTTAACTGATAATGAACAAACTATTTTAGATAAAGAAATAGAAAATAGAATAAATGAACAAGAAGTAGATGGTAAAAAATTAACTCAAAAAGAAAAAGATAGAGTTTACGATCAAGTAAAAAAAGATTTAGAACGAGGATATGTTGGAACTGATACAATAGAAAATGCTTTAGGTTATAATGAAATAGTAAATAAAATGGTAACTGATACTGAAAATGCTATGGGTAAAAATGTTACAAAAGAAGAACTTGCAGATATACAACAAGAAGCAAGAGAAAGAATACAAGATGCAATTAAAGATGATGAATATTTACAAGAAAGTTATAATGAAAAAGCAAGAAAAAGTCAAAATTATACAAATGATTTAAGTAAATATAGTGAAACACAACAAAAAACTATTCAAAAAGCAATTGATAGTGGAATATTAAATAATACAAATAGAACACATGATTTTGTAGATATGATAGCAAAAATAAGTGAAGATAAAGGTGTAGATTTTGATTTCACAAATAATGAAAAATTAAAGAATAGTAATTTTAGTGTAAATGGTGATATTAATGGATATGTAGATAATGGAACAATAACATTAAATACTGATTCTAAAAAGTCTTTAAATAGTGTTGTAGGGCATGAAATAACACATGTATTAGAAGGTACTGAATTATATGATTCATTAAAACAAGCAGTAAAAGAATATGCAACAGCAAAGGGAGAATATGATACAAGACTAGCAAAGTTAAATGAATTATATAATGGTGTAAAAAATGCAGATGTAGAAAATGAATTAACTTCTGATATAATTGGAGATTATTTATTTACTGATGAAGATTTTATTAATACATTATCAACTAAACATAGAAATATATTTCAAAAAATATATGATGAAATTAAATACTTAATAAAGACAGTAACAGCTGGAAGTAATGAAGAAAGAGAATTACTTAAAGTTAAAAAAGCATTTGATAAAGCATATAAACAAAAACCAGTACAACAACAAGGTGTTAAATATTCATTATCACCTAAAGGTGAAATGGTAGATAACGAAGGCAATAAAGTAACATTAGATGCAAGTAATACAGGTAATACTAAAACATTAATGGCAATACATAACCTAAACGAAGATAAAATGAAAGGTATATTAGAATTAGGTGGTTTTCCAGTACCAAGTATTGCAGTAACTAATCCTGATTTAGTAGATCATAAGCAATTTGGTGATATATCTGTATTATTTGATAAATCAACAATTGATCCTGCAATAACAGCTAACGAAGTATATGATAGGGACGTATGGTCACCTACATTTCCACAAATAGATTATGAACTAAATGATGATGCTATAGATAATGTTGCTGATAATTTAGGAATTGAATCGTGGAGATTAAGGGATGCTGCTGAAGATAATACTAAACCAGAATATTTAATTGAAAGATTATTAAGAGAAGAAAAACTAATAGATAAATATGTCAACGATAATAATATTGCTTACGAAACTGCATATAAAGATGCAGAAACAAAAGTTGATATGCACCAAAGAGGAGATAAAATAAGACAATTTATTATTGATAATGATTTTGATTTTAGAAAACTATATAAAGACAAAAAATTACAACAAGAATATTTTGATTTAATTAAAGATTATTATGATAATTCAACTTTACCACAAGCAGTAAAAGAGAATTTATATAATGAAAAAATTACACAATTAAATGATTATATTGATTCTCAAAAAGGAGCAGGAGATTTAGAACCAGTAAGACAATTAAAAAGATATCAAGATGATTTTGATTTAATTAAAAGTGGTGAAAACAAAGTTATTGATGAATGGCAAACAAACAAAAATAAGAAAGATGCAGCAATTAATAACGGAATTGAAAACTATTTAAAAGAACAAGTTAGTGATATCTATGGTGATAAAGGAATAAGAAACGATAGAGAAATATTTACACCAAGTGGTAATAGAAGAAGCTTCTGGCAATTGCATGATGAATACAATTTAGAAAATATTGTTGATGCATTAACAAAAGGAGATACAACTGGAACACAAAGTTGGTTTGCAGGTTATGGTCAAATACAAGCCAATATGGCAAATAGATTTAATTCTATTAACGATATAAAAGCAAACGAAAATAAATTAACGAGTTTAGCCGAAGAAAACGATAAATTAACAGAAGCCAGAGATAATATAGAAAATGATATAGATGAAATAGTGGCTAAAAATGATACTGATATGATGGTTGTAAGCGAATTGTTGGCAGATTTTGCAAGAGGGGATTTAACTGTAGATAATTTTAAAGATTTAACAAGAAATTATTATCAAACTACTCAAAACGTTTCTGATAAACTAATAAATAAAATTATTAAAGATATGAAAGCTTTAAAAGATTTACCTACAGATTATTTTGAAGCTAAACCTCAAAGAGCTGTTGAATTAGATGAAATACAACAAGTAGTTATACCAAACAATGTAGATGCTGAATTTAAACAACAACTACAAGATATGAATATACCTTATACCGAATATGATCCAAGCATTGAAGGAGATAGAAATAGAGTTATAAATCAATTTGATGATTTAAAATTCAGTTTATCTAATCAAGAAACAGCACCTACAGGAGCTTATAATGTAACTGGAGAAGATATAAGATTACAAGAACAACAAGAACCAGTTAAACAAGTAAGTGAAAAAATAGATGAATTAGTAAGTAAAATAGATGCTTTACAACAAGAAATACAAGAGTTAGGCAAACCTACACAAAATGCTGATGAACAAGCAATTACACAACAATATTCTGAAGCACCTATGAATGAAGTAGCACCATTAAGAGAAAACTTAACTAAAGATGAATCTGAAGATTTAGATATGTTAGAAGATTATTTTAATAGATATAAAGAAAATAATGACATTAAAAATGATGAAGAACTTGCTATTGATATTCAATTTGCTAGTGATGGTGATAAACAATTATATAGTATGTATAAAGACTTACAAGAAAAAGAAAGTGGATATTACGAACAAGAAACTGCTGATGATGAAATAGTTAGTAGAGGTTTAGATGATAGAGAACTAGGTAAAAGAAAAGTAAAAGCATATCAATATGAACACCCTGAAGTAAAACCATATTTCCAACAAGAAGCAACAGCATTATTAAATGAATTAAATGAAAGTACATTTGGTGAAAGAACATTTGATAGTGAAACATATTACAATACTGATGGAGAATATGGTTGGAATGGAACAAAAAGAGATACAAGTGATAGCTTAGCAAGATTTAAAGACAATAATAATTACACATGGGCTGAAATAAGAAAAGGTTTAGAAGATATAATTGAAGATAATGGTGAAGAAAATAATGCTGTAAGTAAAAAGTTAGAAGTAGTAATTGATGATAGATTAAGAAATGGTTATGATAATTTTGGTACTGAAGGTGTATTTTTAGGTAAAAGAACAGAACCTAATCAAGAATATATAAGATTATTAAATGAAATACAAAGACAAGAAGCATTAAGTGAAATACCACTTGCTGAAGAAGATACAAGTGAAAACATGGATATATTTGATCCACGAAGTAAAGCTATAAGTGAAGCAAGAAAAGAAAGCAATAGATATGAAATAGCATTAGCATTAAAAAATGCAACAGGATTAGAAGAAAATTTACAAAATAGAGTAGATGAAATAAAAGCAAAAATTAATGATACAAGAACACCTCTTGAAACAATAGTAAATAACAATTTAACAAAGAAATTAGGAACTGAACCACAACATATTGAACCAAGAAAGAAAAGCTCTTTAAGGAACTTTATAGACAACGCTAAAAGGTTATTTATTAATGAAAATGCTGAAGTAGATAATATTGCAAGAGAATATAAAGCACCACAATTAAAATATAATTTTGATATGTTAAATAATGCATTTGCAGAAGGTCAAAATGATATTGATGTAGCACAAACTGATAATTATGGTAAAGCAATTGGTAAAAGTGTTAATCAATTATTTCAACCAGCAATTGATAGTGGCTTATATGATGCATTTAATGACTATTTAATAAACTATTCAAACATTGATAGACATAATCAAGGAAAAGGTAGTCAAACACCTTTAGATGTGTCCGAAAACCTGGTAAAAGCATATGAAAAGAGTTATCCTGAATTTAAAGAATGGGCTAAAGATGTATGGAACTATGGTAAAAATACTAGAGATAATATGTTAGAAGCTGGTTTAATTGATGAAGGATTATACAATGCTTTAGGTGAAATGTATCCACATTATGTACCATATATAAGTGATGTAGAAAACATAAATGGATTAATGCAAGATGTAGGAGAAGTTAAACCTAGAGGATTAAAGAAAGCATATGGAAAAGCAGGTAAAGTATTACCAGTACAAGAAGCATTAAGTAAATATACTTATTCAATGAAAAGAGGTATAAGACAAAATAATGCATTTAATCAATTAATAGATACATTAGGAACTGCTGAACAAGGTACTGATGATAGAACTGATTATACTAATTTAGATAGTGGTTTATATAGAGATAGAAATGGTGCATTTGTAACTGCTTATAAAGATGGAAATGCAAGAAGTATAAGAATAACTGATGATCTATATAAAAGTTTAAAAAATGATTTAAAGACATCTGTACAAAATATAGAAGAACAATTATCATTAATAACTAAACCATTACAAAAATTAAGTAATATAAGAAGAAATGTATTAACAAGTTGGTCACCAACATTCCCTATTAAAAATGCATTAAAAGACTTCCAAGGAGCATTATTTAATAGTAAACATACTGCTAAAATGTTAAAAAATTATCCTGGTGCAATTAAAGAACTATCTAAAATGAATACACCAGAAGTAAGACAATTTACTGCTTTATATGGTAGTGGTAATTTAATGGGACAATTTGATGAAGGAAGTTATAAGAGTTTAGGTAAAAATAAATTCTTAAGAGGTATTTCAAAAGCAAATGAAGTTATTGAATTAGCACCAAGATATGCTGAATTTAAAGCATCATTAGAAAGTGGTGCAAGTATAGAAGAAGCCATGTATAATGCAAGAGAAGTAACAACAAACTTCTCAAGAGGTGGAACTATAACAAAAGCATTAAATAGAAATGGTTTTACATTCTTAAATTCATCTGTACAAGGTTTTGATAAATTTGTTAGAAACTTTAGTGGAGAAAATGGTGCTAAAGGTGTAGTAAATGCATTATTAAAAGCAGCTATGTTTGGTGTAGTACCTGCATTATTTAATGATTTAGTATTTGGTAGTGGTGATGATAAAGATGAAGATTATGAAGCATTACCTGATTATATTAAAGATAACTATTATTTAATAAAAACTGGTGATAATCAATTTGTAAGAATACCTAAAGGAAGAGAATTTAGTGTATTTGGAAGTGCAGCTAGAAGAACTTTAGAAGCATTAGGTGGAGAAGAAGATGCATTTAATGGATATTTAAAGAATGCATGGGAACAAATAGGTGTAGGTGATTTAGAACAAAATAATATTATTGCACCATTATTACAAGCATATGGAAGTAAAGAAGGAACAGCATGGTATGGTGGTGATATAATACCAACTAGATTACAAGATAAACCAGCAGAAGAACAATATGATGCTTCTACTGATAAATTAAGTGTTTGGTTAGGACAACAATTAGGATTATCACCATATAAACTAAATTATGTTATAGATCAATATACTGGTGGTATAGGTGATATAGTATTACCATTAATAACACCAGAAGCAACAAGTGAAGGTAGTGTATTTGCACCTATAACTGACCAATTTACAAGTAATTCAACTATGAAAAATAAATATGCTAGTGATTTTTATACTAAATTAGATGAATTAAAAGTAAAAAATAATAGTGTAAATGCATCTGATGAAGATTCAATAATGTATAAATATATGAATAGTGTAAGTGGTGAAATGAGCCAATTATATAAAGAAAAAAGAGAAATACAAGAAAGTGATTTACCTAAAGATGAAAAATTTGCTAAAGTACAGTCAATTCAAGAACAAATTAATAGTCTAGCAAAAGAAGGATTAGAAAATTATAAAAACTATACTGTATCAAATGGATATGCAGAAGTTAATGGAACTGATTATTATAAAAATGATGAAGGTAAATGGACTAAAGCTAAACAAGATACAAGTAATACATTAAATTCATATGGATTAGATACACAAGAAAAGAGTACATATTTTAATACACAAACTGAAATAAGTAACATAAAAAAATCTAATGAAGATTATGCAACAAAGAAATCTAATGTAATAGACACAATAGTTAATTCTAATTTAACTGATGATAGTAAAGTTTTATTATATACTGAAAACTATAAAGATGAAGATATAAATGATTTAATGGAAGTTGGTATTAATGTAGATTCATACTTAACTTATAAAGGTCAAAACTTTACTGCTGATAAAGATAGTAATGGTAAATCTATTAATGGAAGTAAAAAGAATAAAGTATTTGATTATATTAATCAAATGAATATACCATTTGAAGAAAAATGCATATTAGCAAAATTGCAATATAATTCATATGATGATTACAACAATGAAATAATTAACTACTTAAATAACAATAATAATGTAGATTACGAAACAATGAATGATTTATTAAAGAAAATGGGATTTAAAGTAGATGCAAATGGTAACATTAAATGGTAAAAAATGGTAAATAAATTATGTTATGATGTAAGAGAAGGAAGTTGCTAAAACTTCTTTTTCTTTATGTCATAAAAAGGAGGTTATATGAATAAAAAACAAGATTTAAACGGATATAGAACACCTGAAGATGTAGCAAGAAGATATAAACTTGGTGATATTGAATTAAATACAGAAGATATCGAAGAATTAAAGAAAGCATCAATTATAGATACATCTTTATCTCCAACAAGTGAACATGCTGTTGAAAATAAAGTTATAACACAAGCATTAAACAATAAAGTAGCAAAAGAAACTGGTAAAGGTTTATCAAGTAATGATTATACTGATACTGACAAAAATAAACTATCTGGAATTGAAAGTGGTGCTGAAGTAAATGTTATTAATGATATAAAAGTAAATGGAACATCACAAACAATTACAAGTAAAAGTGTAGATATAAGCATACCAAATGCAACAGCTTCAAATGTAGGTGGATTTAAAGTGTACTGGGATAGTACAAATAGTGTGTTGTATTTAACTAATAATGGTAGTGATCCAACACCATCACCATAGGAGAATATATGAATGTAGATGCAAGTGTAGGTACAAGTTTTACAATAGGGGTAGGAACATATCCACAATTTGGTTATTTTTCATTTGAAATAACAGAAGTTACTGATACAACTATAACTTTATATTGGAGCTATGTAAGAATTTACAATTATAGCAGTTATTCATATTCAAATTATAGAGTAACTGATTTAAAAATAGATGGTACAACTATTATGACTGATGGTGATGGAACAAGAAATATTTCATCAAATAGTAATGCATATTATTATCCAACACCAAGATATATAACAATAAATAATAGTAAAAGTGATAATACAAGAGAATTTTATTGTGAATATAAATATATAACAGATACAACAAAATCAAATACAGTACAAGTTACTTTTAAATATCCTGGTACATCTTGTTTAAATTACAATGGAACAAATGTAACTGATATTTATTTTAATGGCACAAAAGCAAATCATGTATATATTAATGGAACACAAATATATTAATTGCTAGATAAGGAGGTAAATATGATAAAAATAGAAGATGATAATAAAACATTACATATAACGAGAGGAGATGCTACACACACTGATTATAATTGTTTAGCATTACAATTCCCTATATATAATGTTTCTACTGGAGAAACTGAGTTATATGAGTTTCAAGTAGGAGATAAATTAAGATTAACTTTTTATGATAAAAAAGGTTATACAAAAAGAGAATTATTAAGTAAAGAATATACAATTACAGAAGCAACAACTACACCTGTAATAGAATTAACTTCAACAGATACTAAAGTGTTTGACTTAACAAATAAAAGAAAAACATATTGGTATGATATTGTTTTAAATAATGACACAACAATAATAGGAGTTGATACAGATGGTGCTGCAAAAATTATTGTATATCCTGAAGCTTGTGAAGATTAAGATGAGGAGGTTATTTATGGCAAATAATGTAATTAATGGAGGTTTAGGTTATAAAGGTGAACGTGGAGATGATGGAGTTTCACCAGTAATAGAAGTAAGTAAAACAAGTGGAGTTGCTACAATAACAATAACTGATGTAGAAGGAACAAAAACAGTAGAATTAAGTGATGGAGAATTAACTAAAGCTATGGTTGTAGATAACTTAACTACAACAACAACTGATGTACCATTAATTGAAAAACAAGGTAAGTATTAAATGATAAGATACCTGATGTATATTCTACAAGTGAAGTAAAAACAAATAAAGTATGGACTGATGGTAAACCTATTTATAGAAAAGTAATAGATACTGGAGATTTAGCAACTGGATTTGATGCAAATGACAATAATAAATATATAAATCTTAATGTAAGTAATGTTGACAAAATTATAGATACTGAATGCAGAGCTTATTCTCCATCTGGTGCTTCTTTTGATTATGATAATTATGTTTATTATTCTAGTGTTTTATCTTCTTGGATAAAGCTAAATGTAAATGTTTCTCCTGTAGCTATAGAATTATATTATTTAAATGCTAATAGGTTATCTAGTATTTCAAGTTCGTTTATTGTAGTTGAATATACAAAGTCTACAGATTAGGAGGATTATATGAATACAAACGGAATTTTAGGATTTAAAGGAGAAAGAGGAGATAGTGCTTACGAAATAGCAGTAAAAAATGGATATGAAGGAACTGAACAAGAGTGGATAGATCATTTTGGATTAGATTTAAGTGATTACATTAAAGATACTGATATAATTGATGATTTAACACACGAATATACAACTAAACCATTAAGTGCAAAACAAGGTAAAACATTAAAAGATTCATTAGATACAACAAATGCTAATGTAACTGCATTACAAAATCAAATAGCTGTAGTAAGTGGTATTGCTGAAATATCAACAGGAGAAACAAATATAGCAGTAGATTATCCAGAAGGTTTTGGATATAGCAATTGTATAGTGATTGGTGGAAGATGGGGGACACAACCAGTACCAGGTTTATCTTTAGACAATACTGGTGACATTGTTATTCAATCAAATGTTGTTTTAGGTGATCCAAAAATAATCGTATATGTTTATGCAAGTCCTAGCATTGGTGAAACTGAATTTGATTTCAAACTTGTATTGCTAAAAATAAATAATCTTATGGATAGTGAGGAATAATTATGGAGAATGTAATATTTGAATTTTATATAGGTGATACATATTCAAGAGATTTTACTCTATCTGGATATACATCACCTATTGATGAAGTATATTTTTCAGTAAAGAAGAATAATACTGACAAAAGAACTGTATTACAAAAAACATTAGAAGATGGAATAACATTAGTAGATGTTGAATATGATACTGATGGTTCTATATTAAAAAGAACATATAACATTTTAATAGATGCAAGTGATACAGAAGATATGCAAATGGGATATGATTATTCATTTGATATTGAAATAGTAACACCAGTATTAAGTGGAGAAAATATAAAGAAAACAGTTATAACTGGTATTTTTAGATTAAAAGAAGCAACAACAAGAAGTTTTAATGAAAGTTAGGTGATATAAATGGCTGAAATAAATTTAGGTAATGAAAATGAAATTAATGTTAATATATCTACTGACACAAATATAGGTGCAACTGTACCTGATATAAACTATATACCTGGATATCAAGTAGCTGAAGAAGAACGTAGAGCAAATGAAGTAATTAGACAATCAAACGAACAAAATAGAATTGCTTTATATGAAGATATGGAGAATAAATTAGCAACAGGTTATTTTGATGGTGTAGGTTTAAATTATGATTGGGAAGGCACAAGTTTAGGTGTAAAAAGAGAAGATGAAAGCGAATATTCATATACTGATTTAAAAGGTGATACAGGAAATGATGGTGTTTCACCTAGTGCAAGTGTTTCACGTGGAACAGGAAGTGCAACAATAACTGTAACTGATGCAAGTGGAACAACAACAGCAGTAATATATGATGGAGAAAAGGGAGAAAAAGGAGATAAAGGTGATCCAGGTGAAGTAAATATAATTGTAGTAGAAGAATTACCTGAAACAGGTGTAGAAGATACAATATATTTAGTACCACTTGCAGAACCTGATGTACAAGGAAATAACTATGCTGAATATATATATATAAATGGTGCATGGGAATTATTAGGAAAAGTAGGAATAGCAACTGATTTAACTGATTATGTAAAAAATACTGATTATGCTTCATTATCAAAAGCAGGTGTAGTAAAAACAAATTCATATAGTGGATTTAATGTAAATAATGCTGGAAGTGCATTATGTGATTCAGTAACATATAGTCAATATGAAGGTAGAATAAACGATTCATTTATATCAAAAGGAACATTAGAAAATGTAATAACAGGTAAAGGATTAGTAGCATCTTCAAGTTTAAGTACAGTAGCAACAAGTGGAAGTTATAACGATTTATCAAATAAACCTACTATACCAGATGAATTAGCTGACTTAACTGATGATAGTACACATAGATTAGTAACCGATGCTGATAAAACAAATTGGAATAATAAAGTTGATTCAACAGGAAATGCTACAACAACAGGAGAAAATACTTCATTTAGTATTTCAAACGTGTTAGAAGCACCACTACTAATGGATTTAAAAGGAAATACACAACAAACAGGTACACCAACACCATCTTCACCTATTCCTGTTAATGTTGTAAGTGGTAATAATAGTGTAGTAGTATGTGGTAAAAACTTATTTGATGGTGTTTTTCAACAAGGTACATTAGATTTGGGTGGAAATGGTGGCGAAGCAAGTTCAACAGCAAGACTAAGAACTGATTATATAGTAGTACAACCAAATACAACTTATACAATATCAAATAATAATTCAAACCTTACACAATGTGGAATAGGTTTATATAAAAGTGATAATTCTTACGATAGTTCACATAAAGTCAATAATGGTGATTGGAATTATTTTCCTAAATCATTTACTACTCAAAGTGATACAAAATATATAAGAATTATTTTTAGAAAAGAAAGTGAAACAATAACACCAACAGGTAATTATCAAATACAATTAGAACAAAATTCAACTGCCACAACCTATTCATCATATACAGGTACTACATATAATATAGATTTACCAGTAGAAAACTTATGTAATGGAATTAATCAAAATGTTTGGATAAGTGGTTCATATGATTTAGTAGGAATAGGAACAGGTAATTATGGTTTGATTATTGCTACTAATGGTGGAAAATATACTATTTCAACAACAACAACTCAAGCAAGATATAGAGCGTGTTGTATAGATACACTACCAACATCACAACAAAGTGTTACAGGTTATAATGGTGTTTTATACGATAATACAAATCATACATTTACTATTGATACATCAGGGCATAATTATTTAGCCATTAATGCAACTGACTTAACAAAAATACAAATAGAAGAAGGTACCAAAGCAAATACATACACACCTTATGGAACAACACCAATAGAACTAAATAAAATAGGAAACTATCAAGATTACTTCTATAAACAAGATGATAAATGGTATTTACATAAAGAAGTAGGGAAAGTTGTTTTAGATGGTAGTGAAGCATGGGAATTAAACGGACAAAATGACACTTACGGACAATTCATTTATAATGTAGTTGGAAAAGCAACTGGAACTTTAAATATTTATTGCAATAGGTTTATTAATGAAGCAGGTGCTACTGGTAATTATATATATGGTAGAGCAACTACTAATCGTACAAGTATAACAATAGCAAAGAGTTTATGTGGGTATAGTTTAACTGCTTTTAGTAATTATTTAAGTAATAACAATACATATTTTTATTATTTACTAGAAACACCTACAAATACTGAAATAACATATACACCACTAATAAATCAATTAAATACATTACAAGAAGCATCTTCTTACGAGGGTACTACTAATATTAATCAAGTTAACAATGATTTACCTTTTATTATAGATGCTACAGTATTTAATGATAATTACAACGGAAGATATAGAAGTTTAAAGTATATGTATGATAAAATAAGTACAGGAGGTAGTGAATAATGGAGATAGGAACTATAGTATCTATAGGGGCTGTAGTTCTTTCACTACTTACTCTTGTTCTTACAAGAATCGATAAAGCAAAAAAAGATAGTAAAGAAAACAACCTTGAATTATTAAATTATAAAGTAGACGAATTAAAAAAAGACGTATCAGAGTTATTAAGTAAATTTGATAGATTTGATGCCGAAATAGACGAAAAAATAGACAAAGCAATTAATTTGCACGTTAAAATTTACCATAAAAGAGGTGTAAAAAATGACAATTAAAGAAGATATAAAGAAAGTAGTTAAAGAGGTAGATAATACCTCTTTTGCTTTTGAAATTTTACAAGATTATAAGAAAGTAAACAAAAGACAATTTATTATTATATTGATCCTTATATTTTCATTAATTATTTCTATTGGATATACAATTTATTTATTAAATGATATTGGTACAATTCAAACAACAACTTCACAAAATATTGATGATGTAGAAAACATTAATGGTACAGTAGTAAATGGTGGTGATATCAATGGGAACGATAAAACAAACTAAAAAAGTTAAATATACATATAGAAAATCAAAACAAAATGCACATGTAGTAAAAGACAAGAAAGGTAAAAACCACTGTTCTGCATGTGGTGCTTATATACATAAATGAGTAAATTAAATTTTACAAAAGATGAATTTGATTATTTAGTAGATAAATGTATGTTTAATGAAGAACAAATAGCAATATTTGAATTGCTAAACAAAGATTATACAAGAATAGGTGTTTTAATGAAGTTACAAGAAAAGAACTTGTATATGAGTGAAAGAACACTAGATAGAAAAATAAAGAAGATAAAAGACAAAATTAAAAGAGTTATATAGGAGGTATATTATGACTAAAGAATTTTGGAAAGCAGCTTTAATTAGAGCAGTAAAAACTATGTGTCAAACAGCAATAGCAAGTATAGGAACAGCTATGGTTTTATCAGATGTTAATTGGGTATTTGTAATATCAGCAAGTTTATTATCTGGTTTATTATCAATACTTACATCAATTGCAACTGGTTTACCTGAAGTAGATAAAATAGTAGTTAAAAAATAATGTATTCGTGGGAAATACAAAAATTATTAGAATTAAAGAATTATCTACTTGATGTAAAAGAATATTTTAAAATATGTGAAGAATCACCACAAATAACAAGAGTGTATTATGATGTTTTTAATGATATTTTTGTAATACAAACAAGTGATAATTATGAATTTAAGTTTAAAGTGAGGAAATTATGAAATTTTTTAAAAGAGTTAGTAATCCAAGTGATGACAATAAATATTATTTAAAACCAGATAAAGGATATAATAAATGTATTAGAGGAAATACAGCACACAAATTAAATCATGGTAAATATGATGTATTACCAAACTGTACAGGTTGGTGTTATGGTAGATATTTAGAAGCACAAGAATGGACAAGTTGTAAACTACCTACATGTAATGCTGAATTATGGTTAAATAAAAATACAACATATCCTGAAGGCTTTACTGCAAGACTAGGATCAATATTAGTATTTGGTAAAGGAAAAGTAGGGGAAGGTGCAGATGGAGCTGGACATGTTATGTTTGTTGAAGGCATAGCAAAAGATGGTGTATTATTATGTTCTGAAAGTGGTTGGAACTTTACTAAAACAAGAATGGATACAAGAAAAGTAAAAAGAGATACAAAAGGAAGATATGTATATAAATCAGGTTATACATATTTAGGTTGTATATATCCTAAAGAAAATTTTGAAACTGGATATTATGGTGAATTACCAACTGAAGCACTTAAATATGGTATGAAAGGCAAACAAGTAAAAAGATTACAAGATTTTTTAAATTGGTGTATGGGAACTTCTTTAAGTGTAGATGGACATTATGGACCAAGTACAAGAACAGTAGTAAAAGATTATCAAAAAGCATATAAACTAGAAGTAGATGGTAAATTTGGACCAAAGTGTATAGCAAAAGCAAAAACAATTAAATTTTAATGGCAATAATAAGACAAGACAAAGACAGTCTTGTCTTATTTTTTTATGCAATAATTTAATTAGAAAGGAGAGATAATCTTGTATTTTAAAACAATACTTTGATTAGTCTCTTTTTTCTTTAGGAGGGAATATTATGTTTTATAATCCACAAATAAGTGTAGATAGAATTAACTCACAAATAGCAGAATTAGAGAAATTAAAAGCTCAAATACCAAATATACAACCTATTACACAAAACTTCCAATTAGCACCTCAAAATGCTTTTAGATATGCAAATAGCATTGATGAAGTACAAAAAGAATATGTAACAGGTGATACACCATTTTTTAGTAAAGATATGGGTGTATTATGGATCAAAAATAATAATGGTGAAATAAGAACATTTGAAATTAATGAGGTTATTCAAAAAGATGAAAAAGATTTACAAATTGAATTTTTACAAGCTCAAATAGATGAGTTAAAGAAAGGAAATGCTTATGAATATAATGCAAATACTAATGAATCAATTAAAAATGAAAAATCCAGAACAAGCAAAGAAAATACAAAATCTAATGAATAATAATGGAAATCCTCAAGAATTATTGAAGCAAACAATGAGTAGATATAATCCTGAACAAATGAAACAATTTATTCAATATGCAAATAATATGGGTTTTTCTAACGAACAATTAAGCCAATTTGGTATTAACACAAAGTGTTGATATAAAAGAAAGGAGGAAAATATGAACGGTTCAATTCAACCTACTGTAGAATTAGCTACTAATAATGGTAATGGATTCTATCCTTATATACCTATGTATAATAATGGTGGTAATGGATTCTTTGGAGATAATGGTATTTGGGCTATCTTATTACTTGCTCTATTATGGGGTGGTAATGGTTTTGGTGGTTATGGTAACAATAATGTTGCTACAACTGATTATATTTCATCTGAATTTACTCAAAGAGATGTAAATAATGGATTCCAAAATCAAAGCAATTTAATATCTAATGGTTTTACTAATCTTGCTCAAGATGTATGTAATTTAAAGAGTGATGTATTAGAAAACAGATATGCAGCTCAATTAAGTGCTTGTAATACTCAAAGAGATATATTAACTCAAACTAATGAATTAAATACAAATCTTTTAACTCAAGCATTACAAAATCAAGCTCATGTTGATTCTTGTTGCTGTGATATTAAATCTTTAGTTCGTGAAGAAGCTGATAAGACTAGAAGCCTTATTACTCAAAACACAATTCAAGATTTAAGAGATAGATTACAAGCTGCTGAAAATAAATTATCTGATGATAATGTAATTAATTCAGTTTTACCTAGAAGCATTCCAGCTTATATAACTGCTAGTCCATATCAATCTATTTTACCTTATGGTTTTAATGGTGGATTCTATGGAAATGGATTCTATGGTAACACAATAGTTTAATAGCAAAATGTCAAAAGACAACCCTTAAAGGAACTTGCTAAATAGAGAATAGGCAAGGGCTTATTCTCTTTATTTTATGAAAGGAGAATTATAATGATACAAAGTTTACAAGAACAAGAACTAACACTTAAATCAAATGAAGATACAATAACATTTTCAGATACAGATTTAAGAACAAATAGTGCAAATTGTTTTAATGGATGGTTAAACCATAATGAAGGTAGTGCAACATTTAATATAATGGGTGGTGGAATCTATGAAATTACATTTGATGCTAATGTAACAAGTGCTACTGCTGGTAATGTTGCTTTAGGTATATTTGCAGATGGTACTCAAGTAGCAGGAACTGAAATGGATACACCTGTTACAGTAGGTATTTATAATAATGTATCTACTACAAAGTATTTAAGAGTATGTGGTAGAGGAAATGTATCTATAACAGTAAGAAGTATTCCAGCTATTATTTATGATGGAACAAGTACTGATACTCAAATACCTATTGTTAAAAATGCAAATATAACAATTAAGAGATATGCATAATTCAGTTGATATAACATCCCTAGTATTACAAGTATTAAGTTTACAAATACTTTTGAAAGATTATAATAATACAGATATAATGCAAGAATTACAAAGACAAGATAATGAATATTTTGAAAAAATAATATCTAATCAAAAAGAAATATTAAATATCCTTAAAGAAAGGAGAGAAGATGATGGAAGAAAGAATAATTGAGTGTACTGAAAATAAAATAAAAGAAGTACTAGATAGTGATATAAATACAAATAATATAGAATATTTATATAAATTATCAAAAATAAGACACATGGCAAAGGAGGATGAGTGTATGAGATATAATGATTACAATGACTATGGAAGAAAATACAATGATTATAATGATTATGGCAGAAGAGGAAGAGATATGAAATATCGTGGATATGGTCATTTAGACAGAATGTATGATGACTATGGAAGATATGAAGCTGGAAGAGAAAGATATGGTCATAATGAAGATACTAAAAGAAGTCTTAAATATATGTTAGAATCAATGGAAGATTTTGCTCGTATGTTAAGAGAAGATGCACAAAGTCAAGAAGAAGTTGAAATGATTAGACAAACAGCACAAAGAATTGCACAAATGTAATGTATACATATTTTAATGCAAATATTTTAGGTAATTTTGTAAATGATTGTACTATTAGAGCAATAAGTTTAGCTGAAGGTAATACGTGGGACTATACATACAATAAATTAAGTGATTTAGCACAAGAAAAAGGAACTATGATGGATGATAAATATTTTATTAGAGAATACTTAAATGATAGATATGAAAGAGTACCAGTAAGAGGAACTGTAGGACAAGTTGCAAGTGAATTTTCTGATAAAGTATGTTTAATAACTATGAGTGGTCATATAACTTGTTCGGTTTATGGTGTTATCTATGATAGTTTTGACTGTAGAAGAAGAAATGTTGAATATTTGTGGATAGTAAAAGACTAGGAATAAAACCTAGTCTTTATATATCTAAACGAATTATCCCATTCTTGTTCTGAATAATTGCTTAAAAATATTTCTTTACCTATTTGCATATAATATAATTGCATATCTCTATCTATATGGTACTTTTTATGGCATCTGGAACACAAAGGAATACACATACCATATTTCATACTATTTTGTCTATTTCTACCTGGAAACACCTCATTAATTTCTTGTGAAGGCATACCACATACAATACAATATTCAAGGTTGTCAGTAAATAAAGAAAATCTATTTTTTTCTAATTTTTGTAGCTTATATTTTTTATTCCTCATACAACCACCTCACCTACTTAAATTATAGCATAAATAGGGGAAATATGGTATAATAAACCACTATAAAAAGGAGGGAAATTACATTGAATTATGGATATTTGGTGATATATCAAAATGAAAAGGGAAAAATGATATATCGTGCAAATAAACATAAACCTGTTCATCAAAAAGGAGATCATACATCAATGGGGTGGGTAGTAGTAGATATTCAAAGGTTATACAATGGTAAAATATATTCATCTATGGAATATTCTGATAAATTAACGAGAAAAGAAAAACTACGAGATATAATATGTTTATTTGATAAACCTGATATTAAAAGGTTTTTTGAGTTAATAATTCTTGGTATAGTTTTATTTTTTTGTGTAAAGTTTTTATAAAATGTAAAAAAACTATTGAAAAAATAAAAAGTGTATATTATGATTAATTTGTAAATAGAGAAAAAAGGTAATGACGTACGATTTATGGTATGTGTACAAGTTAACATAATATATATAACAAGAATTTAATCACAAACCATATCGTAAGATATGGTTTTTTCTTTGTTTTAAAGATAGGAGGAATGTATGAAATTGAAATATCCAAACATTAAAGTAGAGATGCTTAAAAATGGAATTAAACAACAAGATTTAGCAAAGAAATTACATATAAGTGATTCAGTTTTACATAATCGTTTATATGGAAAATCAGACTGGAAGTTAGATGAAATCAATATTTTATTAGATTTATTCAAAAAAGATTACAAAGAATTATTTATTTAGAAAGAAGGAACGAGAATGAAAAGAATATTACCAGTAATAATTTATATTTTAAGTTTAGTTTTTATAGTAAAGGATTTAATCACATTAATGAAAGGTGCAACATTTACACCAGTTGGAATTGCAACATTTATTGTAGCTGTTGGAATTGGTTGTATTGCTGAAGATTATATAAGAGGTAACTAATGGAATTTAGAAAATTAAATGCAAATGAAATAAGTTGCAGAGTTAATCAAATAAATGAAAAAGGATTAAGTTTATTACTATATAAAGATGCAAGAGTAGATATGCAAATACTAGATGAAACAGTAGGTTGCATGAATTGGAAAAAAGAATATAAAAGAGAAAATCAAAATTGTGTTGTATCAATTTATGATGAAACAAAAAAAGAATGGGTATCAAAAGAAGATACAGGAACAGAAAGTTTTAGTGAAGCTGAAAAAGGTTTAGCAAGTGATTCATTTAAAAGAGCTTGTGTGAACTGGGGAATAGGTAGAGAACTATATACAGCACCATTTATATATATAAGTGCTGATAAATGCAATATAACACCTAAAGGAAACAAATTTACAACATACGATAAGTTTTATGTAGAAAAAATAGTATATGACAAATTTGGAGATATTAGTGGTTTAGCAATAAAAAATCAAGATAACAAAAGAGTTTATGTATATCAAAAACCAGTAAAGAAAGATGGTGAAAATAATGAAGATAACAAACAAGCTTAATTTACCTGATATGTTAGTTAGAGCAGTTGAAAAAGATTATGAATATAGAGATAAAAGATATTCTATTACTTCATTACTTGATCCTGATAGAGTGTTAATGCTTAAAAGAAGATATAACAACATAATTGAACAAGATATAAGTGAATGCATATTTATGTTATTTGGAACAGTAACACATTACATGTTAGAAACAGGAATTGAAACAAAAGAAAATGAATATGTAGAAGAACATTTAGAACATACATTTGAAAGTGGTTATACATTATCTGGAATAATTGACCATGTATATGATTTTATAGATGATTATAAAACAACTTCAGTATGGACTGTAATATATGGAAGCAATAACGAACATTGGAAATTGCAATTACAAATGGGTGCTTATTTACATTATAAGGAACATGGAAATTGGATAAATAAAGGAAGAATAATAGCAATATTAAAAGACTGGAATAAGAATGATGCAAAATTTAAAAGTGATTATCCAAAATTACCAGTTGAAGTAATTGAATTTGATTTAGGTACACCAGAAGAAATTGAAAAATGGATTATAGATAGATTTAAAAGAATTGAAGAATTAGAAAAAACACCTGATTTGAATTTACCAATGTGTACTATGGAAGAACGATTTAATAAAGGAATGAAATATGCTGTTAAGAAAAAAGCAAATAAAACTGCAACAAAAGTACATGACACATTAGAAGAAGCAAGAGAACACTTATTAAATCTTGAAAGTAAATATCCAGGTGTATATGAAATTGAAGAACGAAAAGGTGAAGATATAAAATGCTTGAATTATTGTAGTTGTTGCAAACAATGTCCATATTACATTGAAAACTATGATGAAGATTTTAAACAAGGAATGTTAGAGTTTGAAAAATATAAGGAGGAAAACAATGAATAAAATAATTTTAACAGGAAGAATTACAGCTGATCCTGAATTAAGAAGTACACAAACAGGAAAGTATGTAAGTCAATTTAATTTAGCAGTAAATAGATTAGGAGCAAGTGAAGGTCAACAAGGTGTAGATTTTATAACAATAGTGTTATGGAACAAGTTAGCTGAAAACTTTTGTAAATATCAAAAGAAAGGAAATCTTATATTAGTTGAAGGCGAATTAAGACTAGATAACTATAAAGATAAAGATGGAAATTCAAAAACAAAAGTATATGTATTATCAAACAATGTTGAATACTTAAGCAAAGTTGAAAAGAAGGAGGAAAGTGAATCTTCATTTGGTTCAACAGGAACATTAAAACAAGATGAAATAGAATTATCTGATGATGATTTACCATTTTAGAAAATGAATAAATTAAGTAAAGAAGAATTTGTAAAAAGATATTTAGAAAATTAAATTATAGAAGAATTTAAAGACAGTTTTACAAATACAACAATATTAAGAAAAAAATTTAATGGATTAGATTTAGATTTTGCAAGAATAAATAGAATTATAACAAATTATCAAATAAACACCTATGGAACTCAATTGATAGAACTTAAAGTAAGTTTAACTGAATGGAAAAGAATAGCAAGAAATGAATATTATAGGAGAAGAAATAATGGAAAGAAGTAAAACAAATGATGTAATAATGCATCTTATAAATTATGGATCAATAACACCAGCTGAAGCAGTAAAAGAATATAACTTATACAGATTAGGTAGTGTGATATTTGAATTAAGAAAAAGAGGAATGAATATAGTAACTGAAAATATACCATTTGTAAGTAAATATGGTACAAAGTCAAGATATGCAAAATATCATTTAGTAGTTGAATAGGAGAATATATGAAGAAATACGAATTAGAGCAAATAAATTTATGTTCATTTGGTGTTATACGAGAGTATAAATATCAAGTCAAAGATTATGATGGAGATGTTGATTCATTAAAAGCATTTGTAAAAGAATTGAATGACAATAGCTTATTTAATATTGACTGGATAATCAAAGATGAAGAAAAAGGAATTATTGAAGAAACAATAGATACTTTAGATTAGAGGTGTTTTTATGAAAGAATTATTTAATGCTGAAACACTAGCAGTATATATAACAATATTAGCAATTTCATTAATAGTAGGAACTTTATTAGTAATAGGAATGATGTGGTTAAATGAAAAAAGAAAAAACAAGTAGAAAAATATATAATGCACTAGCAACATATATGAATAAAACAATACAAGTTAAATATATGGTTATCTGGTGTTGCATCTTAATAATAATATGTTTAATCGCTATGCTTATCCATACACAAAAAGTAAGTGTATTTGTATGGTGGACTAAAGATGATGGTGGTAGAAGTAATTGGTGTTATGAAGATAATGGTAAATATTGTTTAGTACCTAAAAAAGTAAATCAATTTGAAAAGACTAGGGAGGAAATAAAATAATGAATATAGAAAAAATAAAAGAAAAAATACAACTTATACAAACCTACACTGATGATGAAAGAATATTAGCACAATGTAATTTAATATTAAAAGAATTAGATGATAAAACTAAATTCAGAGAAATACCATTTTTTGAAGGAACTATGGAACAATTAGAAAAATTAACTATTATAAAAGGTGATTCAGATGAATAAAGAGTTAAGAGAAGAAATGGAATTTTTAATAACTTGTGATGATAAAGCAATTACACCTGATGTGAGAGATGATGTTGAAATGACATTAAAATATATTGATGAATTAGAAGATAAAATAAATAAAGCAATAGAATATATATATCAAGAGTGTAAATGGGGAAGTGAATTAGATACACACGGAGACTATTTATCAACAGAAGAATTATTAAACATATTAAGAGGTGAAGATAATGAATAAACAAAAAATTAAAATATTAGCAGTTGAAACACCTGAATATGAAAATGAGATTAAATTGACTTATAAAAAATATAATGAAAACGAAAGTTATATAATGTCATTAAAACATATTAGACACGATTTAGACAAAATGATAAGTGAAATACAAGATAAAAATAATATTAAATTACAAAGTAAAATTAATAAAGCAATAGAATATATAGAAAATAAAATGGAAATAAATAAAGAATGTCCTATTGAGTTATTAAATATATTAAAAGGTGAAGAAAATGAATAATCAAAGTATAGTACAAAAAGATAATGAACT